ATACCGATTGTTCCATAAGCTCCTGGTAAATTTGTTGCCTTAACTTCCCAATACCATTTACCTTTTGAAACACCCATTGTCGTTAAAACCTGTGCTGAACTTGTACCTGTAACTGATTTTGTGTTTCCATTACTTAAAGTTGCACCAGCATAATAATTATCTAAAGGATTTAAAGTAGCAAAAACATTTTCAGGAGTATCTTTAGTTGGAGTTAAACTTCCATTAACTGTAAAATTATTTCCGTTAGGTGAGCTGTCTGTTCCTAAAGCACCTTCATTAAATTTTAAAAAGAAACCATTAGTTCCATAAGTTACACTTGGTGAAAGTTTAGGTTTCCATATTCCTGTTGTTGCATCTGTTTCGCCAAAGTATGAAGCTGGGTATCCTACTCCTGCAACATAATTAATGTGTGACATTAATCCATCATAAGTTGCTGTTCTAGCACCAGCATTAGCTCCGATTGCAATAGGACAATCATTTTGTTGACAAAAATTAGTTTCTTGGTCTGCTGCTGATTGTACTTCTGTACTAAAACTTGTTTCTCTAATACCATTAACCCAAACTTTCATTCTATCTGCGGCACTTCTAGCACCAGCAGTTGAACTGTCAAAATCTAAAACAATATGATACCACGCATTGTCACGAAATTTTCTATTTGTTATAAATTTAACAACAATACTACCACCATTATAAACATCAAAATAAAGGTTATCATTAGCATCAAATGAAAATGTAGATTGATTATTGCCACCATCAGTATTATTTCTGCCTGAACAAATATCGTGTGATGTTCCTGTAGAACTTCTTTTAAGCCATACGGAAAAAGTCCACGCATCTACTGCTGTGGTTGTTGATGGTGTTCTTGTTAATTTTGTACTAGCCATTATTACTCCTAATTAAATTGTGCCGCATTGTTAATTGCTACTGTTACAGTTATTGTGAAAGCTCTTGATGCTGTTTGGCTTTCTGCGTCTGTAGCAGTTACTGTAAAATTGTAATTTGTCTCTTGAGTAGCTCCACTCTCTGTACCACTTATCACACCTGTAGATGGATTTAAAGTAAAACCACCAGGTAAACTTCCTGTGTAAGAATAAGTAACAGCACTATCTGATGTAGCAACAACTGTAAATGAACCAGCATCACCAGCAGCAACTGAACCTAAAGAACCAGCAGCAGTTGTCCAAGTAGGTGCATCTGAAACTGTAAGTAAAGCAGTAGATGATAGAACCGCATTTCCGTCTGGATTTTCTATTCTAATTTTATAATTACCATCAACAGCTAATGTTGCATTAACTGTTAATTGTGTTGCTGAATCTCTAGTAACTGTATCTGCAATATACCAAATACCAGTTGATGTATTAATAAATTCTACTTGAGGAGTAATTAAAAAGTTAGTTCCTGTAATAACAATAGATGTTTGAGTGTTATCTATTGTGTCAGGAGTGATTGAAGTAATCGTTGGTTTTGTTTCGCCAACAGTAACAGAGCCACCTAAAGATACAGGTGAACCATTTATAGTAATAGATGAATTAGCTAAATCAGAATTAGAAACTGTACCATCTGATATTTTATTTGTCGATACAATTCCATCTGCTAAATCTGCAGCTGTTAAAGCTGAAGGTGCAGGAGCTTTTCCAACATATGCCATTTATAATTTCCTTAATTAAGCTGAGATAGTATCTACAACACTTGTAATAATATCAACTGAAGATGCGGCAGAAGCATAAGCTTTAACTGCATCACCAGATTGTAAAACAACTTTTGAACCACCATCAATTAATTCTAAAGAACCGCCTACAGGAATAGGTGCATCTTTAATTATATGATAAGTAGTTGAACTGTTCTCTACATATACAGTAACATCTACTGATGTGCCAGAAGTATTAGTACATCTAATACCAATAATAGCATCATCAGAATCTGCTGCTGACCTTAATGTTGTAGGAGAGCCAGAACTGTTTGAGATATTTTGTTGTAAAAATCTTTCGAAATCTTGTGCCATAGAATTATCCTAATTATAACATTTTTTTTATAGTTTGTCAACTAGAGAGCAATAGCCATAGCTACAGCAAAACCTGCAGAAGCCTTACCATCTAATTGAGTTTGAATTGCACTTGTTACTCCATTTAAGTACCCAAATTCAGTATTATCTACTGACCCATCATGAATTAAGTCTGCACTTAATCTATTTGATGCATCAATAGTAGCTTGTTTACTATCTATTTGAGTTTGAATTGCAGAAGTAACGCCATTCAAATATTGAAATTCTGTATTGTCAACTGAACCATTTGCAATCTTAGTAGCATCTATACCAGAAGCTAATGTTGCTACTCCAGTATTATTTATAGTAAATGCACCAGAGAATGCTTGATTCTCCCATTTGCTTGATACGCTATCATAAAGTAATACATTTGAATCTGCAGCTGAAGAAATAGTTACATCATTCATTTCAGCTAATTCATTTTCAAGTGCTACTGCATTTGTAACAAAGGCTGTTGTAGCAACTTTAGTTGAACTATCACCTGCTGTAGGAGTAGGTGCAGAAACTGTTCCTGTAAATGTAGGAGAAGCTAAAGGTGCTTTAAGTGTATCTAAACTTGTAAGTTGAGTTTGTATATTACTTGTTACACCATTTAAATATCCAAATTCTGTATTTGATATTGAACCATCATGAATCTTAGTTGCATCTATTGCAGCACTAGCATTAATATCTGCATTAACAATTACACCTGAACTAATTGCAGCAACACCTGTATCAGCAATTGTAATATCTCCTGATACTACATTGTCAATCCATTTAGATGTAGCTGTATCATAAAATAATAAAGAACCATCAGCAGGTGAAGTAATGGTAACATCAGTTAATTCATCTAATTCATTTGCTGTTGCAACTTGAGAATCTACATAAGCTTTAATTGCTTTAGCAGAAGCAAGAGTATCATCACTTGCAGATACACTTGTTAAATCTATATCTAAAACTCCTGAAGCAAAATCTGCTACTTCAAGATTTGTTATACTATTACCAGTACCATTAGCATTAAATGTTTTATTTGTAAATGTATCAACAGTAGCTTTACCAACTAATGTATCTGTTGATGTTGGTAATGTTAATGTTCCAGTATTTGAAATTGTAGAAATAACTGGAGTAGTTAAAATTTTATTTGTAAGAGTTTGAGAACCAGTTAATGTTGCAACTGTAGAATCAATATTAAATGTTACTGAATTACCTGAACCAACTGTATCAATACCAGTACCACCAGTTAATGTTAATGTTTCAGTATCTAAATCAATTGATAATGCACCACCAGTATCTGCTTGAAAATCTAAATCACTAGCTGTTACTTGTGCATCAACATAAGTTTTAATAGCTTTAGCACTAGCTAATGTATCATCACTTGCTGAAACTGATGTTAAATCTGTATCAACACTTGTAATAGCACTTGATGCACCAATTACTAATGCATCTAAATTAACAGTACCATCAAAGTATGCATCTTTAAATTCTAAAGATGAAGTACCTAAATCAATATCGTTGTCTGTAATTGGAACAATTGCTCCGTCTTGAACTCTAAATTGTTGTGTTGATGTACCAGCTACATCTATATAAAATTCTAAATGGTCATTAATAGTATCAACTAATATTTTATTTAAAGGAGTTGCAAGTCCTGCATCTCCAATTAAAGCTATAACAGGTCCTTCAGCAGCAGTACCATCATGTTTGTGTCCTGTAGCATTATTAAATGCTGCTAGTATTTGATTATATTCATTATTAAATAGCGATGCTGCAATAGTATCGCCATCATTAAGTGTACTTTGTCTAGTATATCCTGCCATGTTATCTTCTACCTCCTGCTATAAATGAAACAAACATTCCGTTTACTGAGTATGGAGCATTAGTATCATTACTAAAAAATTTAAAGTTGTTTGAAAAACCACTTCCTGTTACTATTATACTTTTACTTGGTAAGCTTGATGCTCCAAATATTGCTGCACCAAAAACTGCTGTACCAAAAACTGCAGCAGAACTTAAATTACCTACTGCAAAATTATTAGGTTGCGGAACTTCAGAATTATCAAAATCATATCTAATTCTTAATTGTAAATCGTTTTGTGTTCCTTCAGGTTCAATATTAGCTTTTACTTTGTATAAACTTTTTCTTAAACCATTATCACCATAATCCATATCTGGTGTTTGAAACTCTGCGTCAACATTAGTACCATCAAAACTATTGCCAGTATCATGTTGATAAATATATCCAGACTCATCTGCGTGATATATTAATTCTGTTCCTGCACTATTTAATAATGATGTGCAAAATTTTACAGGTAAACCTTTTGTTTGACTCCATTCAAAAGCAGGAATACCTTCAGCACTATATTTAAATGTACCTATAAGGCCTTGTTGACCTGAATCAGCTTGACCAGATTGATAATAAAATAATCTGTACTGACTTCTTTCTCTAATAACAATACTTGATAAAGTATAATTACCAATATTATTTAATAAGTCATTTATAAGAGGTAATATTTTTCTACTAATAGAACTTAATTCAACGTCATCAATTCTAGCAGTACCAGCAATTGTTCTTAATCCATCAGGTGCTAAGAATATTAAATCTCCACCTATCTCTTGAATTGAGTTGCCATTTACACAACCTATATTTTTAGTTACTGATTCAATTATAGGAGTCGAATCAAGATTTGTCAACTGATAAATACTGTTTTTACAAAATATAATTAGTGAATTTCTAAAGACTTTTATACCAGTTATTACATCACCTACATCTATAGAACCTGAAGAAGCACCTTGCCAATTCCAAGGTTGTAATCTAGTACTATAATATATTGTACTAGGTTCATCATCACTACCTGCAACTATTATTCTTTCTGCAAATTTTTCAATAAACTTACATCCTTCTGGAGCAGATACATTTAATTCTTGAAAATGATAACCATCAAAATCTATTTGAAATTCTGCAATTTTATTTTGTCCATCTACTATATAGATAGCACCATTTTCACCTTCAGATTCAAAAATAGCAAATTGAACATTAGATTGATTAGTTCTTGGTAGTGTTGTGCTTGCAGCTAAAGATGCTGGAGCTAATCCACCATGATATAATGTTAAACCATTTTGAGTAAATGTTGTATTAGCATTTGAAAATAAAGTTATCTGTGTATCACTTTGAATAGATAATACATGATAA